AGTCTGCCGCGGCAAGACCCATTTTACTCATTTCCACAGCACTAACACCAGTTTGTTTTTCCATTTCTCTAAGTGTTAAAACACCTTGAGGATTTATTTTAAATGTTTTTGTTTTTTCATCAAATTCTGTAAACTGTTTTGCAACTTCAGATAAACTAGTTTGTAAACCCGATGGGTCATTAATTGATTGATTCATTAAAGCGAATGGGTCCGCCAAATTTCCTGCAGAAACACCTAATCTTTGAAAGGCTCCAGCAACTTCTATAGCCCCATCAGGGTCTAAAACCCTATCCGCTAAAGTAAAGGTTTGTTGCATATCAAACCTTAACATCGATGCTTGTGCCGCCATCTTTGCTAAACCTTTCACACCGCCTTCAAATTGGAATCGGTTCATTTGTGACATGCTACCAGTCACATCTTCCATAACCTCACGAGCATTTAAACCAACACTTTGAATATATTCAATTGAACTTTCTAGGTTTGTACCAATTTGAGATACTTCAATACCAACATTACCAAAAATTTCAACTAGCCCTCCTGCAGTACCACCCAAAATTTCAGTAGCAGCATAAAGTTTACTAACTTGGTCTTCAGTTGCAATAACTTGTCTTCTTGAACCTTCAGCAATTCCTGATATAGTCTTGGAAATATCACCAATATCTCCACCTAAACGAATAATACCCGCGGCTGACTTAGCAGCAGCATCATTCATTTCGTCAAGTCTTACTCTACCCCCAACAAACGCCACATTGAGTTTATCGGCCTCATTAGCCATGTCCTCAATTGACTGTAATATTTTATCTATAGGAGAACCTAAACTGTCAATATTTTTTTTAAGGTTGTCGTACGATTCGTTAAGATTATCTGCCATTACAATTATTTAGTTTCCATATAAATAGAAGAAGGACTAATTTTTTAGTCCTTCTTTTTATCTTCAATCCATTTATCCAATAAATATTTTCTTACAAACAACGGCATTCTTTCAAAATCTTGATAAGAAATATTCATTAATGTTGTCAGATAGTAAAATTCATCTATCTGTATCTTTCTATAATCAGAAGAAAGGGCGAAAAAAGTCAGCCCCAAACCCAACATTAACTGTTAGTTTTTCTCCTGACGGGGCTGTAATTGTTTTGGTCATATCCAATCTTGGTTCGTTTTCATTCATAAAGTTTCTTACGAATTTTGAGTCAGAGATTGGCATTGACTCAACAAATTTTGCAATCATAGCTTTGTCAGTTGAACCATCAACTTCAATAATTTCTTTTTGCATTCTCCAAGTAATTTTTGGAACAACTCTTCCTTGTGGATATGTTTCAGCCATTTTACCAATCTCCATAATTTCACCATAACTTAATGGTTTTAATTTAATTGATGATTGAGATTTTGGTAATAAAATAGTAAATGAACCATCTTCACTTGGTTGTTGTCCATTAATAATAGTTAGTTGGTCTAACGATACGGTACTTTTAAATGGTTTTTTAGTTACAGGGTCTGTAACATTTAATACCATTTCAGGACCAAATCCAGTATTTCTTAAAAATATTAAAATTGCTTCAACATCACCCTCAATTAAATCTTCAACCTTAACATCTGGTTCATAAATTTTTGCCCTCAATAAAGTCATTGTTAAATCAGCGGCACCACCCATCAAAATGTTTTCATCTGATGCGGTAAGATAACCAACTTTAATTGATTTCTTTTTGTTTTTATAAAAAATACCTTGTGATGGTAATTGTACCACATCGTGTGGTAGTGTGAAATTGTCTTGACCGTGGTCTCTTGATTGATTGTCCATATATAAAAATAACCGTAAAGTTTATTAGCTTTACGGTTAAATATAAGTGAGTGTAATTTTATGTAAAGTGAATTAGTAAACTAACACACATCTATCCATTCTCAAAGAAGCTGTAATATCCGCTAACGCATCTTGACTATAAGATAATGTTCCGAAGTTTACATCAGTTAAGAATGTTCCGTAAAGAATCCATTTCTCAACAACAACTCCTGTTGGGTCCAACATCTCAAGGTCGATGTCTTTTTTGTAACCCGCAGCATAACCCATACGACCTGTCACCGATTCAGCGTGTAAACGAACCCACTCCATAAGAGCCTGAGCCGCTGATGGTCCAATAGGGTCACGGAACTTAACACTGATTGGGTCCCAGTTAAATCTACCAGCTACAAATGTAGAGGTGTTTAGAAATTGTATTTCAGTTGAATTAATCTTAATTGATGGTCTTGCAGCACTTTCAACAAACCATTCGTTGATACCCAAACTTGACGGAAACCTTAAAATAAAACGGTTTTGGCGTTTTGGTTCGTAAGGTATCGGCATTTTCATTAATAAATCAGCCATGTTATTTTAATTTTTTTTTGTTTTTTTTTTGTTGTTTATATCCTATAAATATAGTCTTGTTAAAAAATTTTTCTCTTTACTTTTATTTTGTCGAGATTATTATCTACTTATATTCCTTTTTAACGCCTCCAGCAGTAGAATAAGTCTTAACTATATTATCTGGTTTATCTTTAAAATAATTATTCATTACTTCTACATTTCTAATATCATCATCTGAAAATCCAATACTAGGTTGCTCCGGAACAAAGTTATTAGATACATCATTTTTAATAAAGGCATTTTTATTTAACTTTTTTGACATTTTCTTAATATAAGAAACAAACTCTTCCATAGCACGAACTTTTGCTTCTTCAGGGTTGGCAGCACCTTCTTCATCGTCAAAAGACACTGGATGATATTTGTTAAGGTCCAAATACGATTTGATTAATTCATCGTCCGTCATATCTTCCTCGTCAAAAAACGACCTATATTTTTTAAGGTTCTTAACGAGTTGGTCTTTATCTATTCCATGAAACCCGTCAATAATATAATTGTATACGGCTTGTTTTAAAGTGTTGGGGTTGTGACCTCTCGCAGTAATAATTGAAAATATTGACCCGTTATTAATCGCTTCTCTAAAATCATTAAATGCCGGTCCAAGTTTTGCTCTCATAGCATCAACCAAAAAATCTTTGTCACCTGCGGTTCTAAAGTTTCTATATGGTTCTTCAGAAAATCCAACAATGGTATCACCATTATAATCAAAATCTTCTTTTCCAATTTTACTTCTGTATTCCGCAAAATCATCTGTACTCATACCAACTTCATCACCATCTTCAGTTTTTAACATTATCTTTGTTGGCATATGAACAATGTTGTCATCCCAATCAAACGCATAATATTTCATATCTGGTGTTCCCTCAGCCTTAAATCCCTCTCTAAGTTGTCTTTTCATACTTGGCAAATAAAGGGGGTACTAATTGTACCCCCGTTATGTTTATTAAATATTTTCAAACGAAGCTCCTGTTGGAGTAATAAAGAATTCGATATCGATGAATTCTAATGCCTTCGTAGGTTTTAAGTAAATTTTACCTGTTAATGTGTTTCTATCTAAGTCTTCAGGTGAAGATGAAACAGTTACACGGAAATCGTATAAACCTCTGTCTCTTCTGATTGAATCCAAGATAGGGTTAACACTATCCAAGAATTGTTGTCTAACGATTTGGTCGTTTTGTTCAAACAATAATCTTACAGCTACTGCGGAAATTAACTTACGAGCTTGAAGTAATAATCTTCTTACATTCAATCTGTTAAGTGCAGTGTCAGCAATTTGTAATGTTTTATTACCCCAAATTACAGTTCCAACATCAGAGAAAGTTGCGATAGGGTTGATTCTACCTTGATACAATGTATCTCTGTCAGTTTGTGTAAGTTTTTGTCTAGCTTTGATTGAGTTTACAAGACCTCTTGTGTAACCCGCAGATGCGAACCAAGGGAATGAAATGTTATCAGTCAACGCTAAGTTTCTACAAACCTCACCTGTTGGTGGTAAGTAAATTTGTGTATTGTTTACTGTATCTCTTGTTAAAATCCAAGGGTAGTAAGTTGCGGTGTAGTTAGAATCAATTCCTGTGTTATCCAAATTGTCAACCGCTTCTTGTGAATAGATGATATCCAAAGAACTTGTTGAATCTGGAGTAAACATTTGGTAATCAGGAGTTGTACAGATATAAACCGAGTCAGCTCTTGAGTATTGAATCATGTCAATAGCTTCTTCTACAAGATTTGAATTGTTAATATAGTCAATACTTGCACTTGCAAACACGTTAATGTTAGTTGCTTCAGGATTAGCGAATGTCAAAATACCAAGTAAGTAAGCGTAGTAGTCAGTATTTGCAAAGTCCTGAGTATTGTTTTGAACAATAATTCTCTTGAACAATCCGTTACCTGTTGCAGTTGGGTATCTTGAAGATGGTGCAGTACCTGCCAAATAACCTGACTGTCCTAATTGGAATCTGTCTTGGTTAGTTCTCCATTCTCTGTAAATATCCCATCCGTCAAATCCACCTGCGAAACACACAGTGTATTTTCTTGAGTAGATAAAGTAGTATGGGTTATCTTGTGTTGCTGGGTCTGCTCTAAATTCTGCAACACCACATTCAAACGCTGTTTGACCACTTGTCATTGATGTATTAGCAATTGTAACAACAGTTGCTCCCGAATCCATGTGGAAACCTTTACTTAAGTAATTCCATTTAAATGAGTCAGTCGCCAAAGCCCAATTAGATTGTGGGTTTTGTTTTCCTTTGTAAGTTAAGAATGATTCATCAATTCCGTATTGTGTAGAGAAACCTAAATAAGTTCTTCTTATGATATCTCCAGGAGATTCCACAGTATTTGAACCACCAACGGGTGTTCCAAAAGGTGGATTAGCAATAACCTCTCCAGGGAAATCGTATTTTGTTTTAAATTTAGGGTATGGTGATGAGTAAATTGCAGCATCTTCATATTCTCTTTGTGTGTAACCGTAGAAACCACAAGGTAAAGAATCGATTGGATACTCATTTGCCATTTCAACCATGATATATTTTGAAATTAAAGCGAATTCACCATTAGACGAACCAATTTTTTTCGCAATAAAGTTATTAGTTGCTGGGTCCATATTACAATTGGTAAACTTTTCAATTACAACAGGGTTTGCATCTGTATCAAAGAAATTTCTAACAAAAACATCAAACGACATATTGTTATATGATAAGTTTGCAATTGACACCTTAACCTCAGTGTTTGCGGAATCTCCATCAGAAATGGAAATGAATTTAAATAAGTTATATACTTTATTACCTCTCAATTCAGAAACTAAATAAGGTGTTTCAGGTGATTGGTATTTTTCTAAATTCCAAGCGATTGATTGACTTGATTGACTTCTTGCGTCGGGCAATGCAATTAAGTCACAATTTAACCCACGAATGTATCCTTGACTATAAGCGTAATTTAAACTTCCTTGATAAATTTCCTCAACATAAATTGGAACTTCAAATCTTGATTTACCAAAATTATCAACCCCTAACACTTTTGTGATGTATTTTGCGGAAGACGCTAATAATGAAGTTTCTAATGAGAATGTATTATTATCTTTAGTTACACCTGATAACAAGAATGTTCCATATGGTGTTTGAGTAATACCCGAATATTGATTAGTACAAATTAATTGTAAGTTGTTAGGAACCCAAGCATTGTCGTTATCATAATCAATACCTACTTCATAAACAGGACCGTGGTCAATACTATCAACAGAATTGACATATTGAGTAATACCTCTTGAACGGAGAGTACCAACAACCATATTATTAAAATCTGTATAAGCAGTACCTGTAAATGTATAAGATTCACCAGTAATTGTACCCGTGAAAACACCAGTCCCGCCCGAACTTAAACTATTAACAACATAGTAGAATGAATAACCCGTATAGTTATTTCCTGAAGAAATGTCAAAGTTAGCATAATACCAAGGGTCATTTGAAGACGCACTTAAATCGTTAAGTTCAAAATTGTTTATACAATCATATGGATTTTGGATTGTAGGATAAGATAAAATTATATTTGAATAATCTGTATTAGGAATTGCACCGTACATTACAGAAGTTGTAGCCGAAAGAGAAGGTGTGTTAATTATGCCACCTAAATAAACATTAAGGTCATCTTGTATTGTAGATGTTGAACCGTCTTGTAATCTGTATTGAACATTCAAATTTGACTGAGCTTGAGCAGGTAACGCTCCACTGACAATCGTAACGGTAGTACCTGATGAGGTACCCGTGAATGTTGCGGTAAACGTTGTTGCGTTTGATGGGTCACCGATAGTTGTTGGGTCAACATTAGCTACTAATGATAAACTCCAAGATGGACCCGCATCATAACCTGACAAACCTAATACTCTTGTAACAAACAATTGGTTTGATTGTTGCAAGTATGATTTAGCAATATATGCCGCCTCATATTTTGGGATTTGAGTGTTATAAAACTTAACGGGTTCGGTTCCACCAAAGTAGGCTTGGAACTCATCGTAATTTGTTATGAATACTGGTTCAAATGCTGGGCCTTTTATAGTTTCCCCAACAAGACCTAAAGTCGTTACCCCCACACTTTGGGCTACGAATGATAGGTCGGTTTCAGATGTGTAAACGCCTGGTGATACGAATACTTTTTGATTTGCTTGTGTTGCCATTATTAAATTATTCTGTTACAGATTTATTTTATAGATAAATATTCGACTTTTAATGAAAAAACTTTACTTTTGGATAAGTATTTATAAACGGTATGAATAAATTCTACCTTTTTTCTACCCATGAAAATCAAGAAAGAAATAAAGAACATCAAAATATCCCCTGAATCACACGATACCCTAAAAAAGTACTGTGATAAGCGTGGAATTAAGATTTATAAATTTTTGGAGAATTTAATCTTTGAAAAGTGTAAAGAAAAGAAAGATATCTACGGAGAAGATTAAACTAATTTGTTTTCGTACAATATATTGGATTCCTGAGTGTTATCATTTTTTGTAACTTCAATCCTTAAAATATCGTTTGTTGTGATTTCAATTATTTGTAAATCACTACCATAATAATCGTCATTAATATATACATCAAACGTATCAACATTGTTTGTGGATACTAAACTCATATTAGCAGTAAAATCAATTCTATCTGTTAAAACGGTATTACCCGAAACAAATAAAAACGGCATTTGAAATTCATCAGGATTTTTTGGATACTTATCTATTCTTCGTTTTCTTGATGAAGTATCTATTTCAATTAATTGTGTAACTCTTTGAATTGCTGGTTTTACTTCAAATTCTTCCTCATCAATCAAATACCCCAACATAGTAAAATCATAACTTTGAACATAATACTTTCTTGACTCCATATTAAGTTGTGATTCATCAGATACATTATTCATTACAATTGGAACATACTGACCTTTAATAAAAGTATATGCTTGTCTTGATGAAAAAGTTTGCATTACAATTTTATTAAGTTGATTCAACTCTCTCATTCTATTACAAATGATTTTAACTTGATAATTAATATCTACAGGAACAGGTTGTGGGATTGTATAAATGTCCATACCTTGTTCGTTTCCGTTCCAAGTTGGGACAGACGCATAATAAAATTGTTTTCTATTTGGAATTGTATATTGAAGTGATGGGTTTGTACCATACTTAACTTCAGGTGTTCTAACTACCGTAATAAATGGCGGGGCAGGATTGTAATCAATATCCACAAATTGCCATGTTTCTAAATATTGTGCCCAGTTTTGAGTTGTAATGATAACATCTAATAAAGGAACAATTTTACCCGCAGTTACAACCTCAAGTTCGGTTTTAACAAAATCAAGCATTCCCCTATCCAAGTCGGCATGTAATACTGACTTAGGTAAATAAGTTCCATCATCTTTAATATATTCTAAAAGTTGTTCTCTTCTTTCAGATAAAACTTTTTTTGGTACCAAAGGTAATGTTGGTTTGACTATGGTTCTTGGTAACGGCATTTATTCTTTTACTACAAATAGTTTATTTTGTGAATTAATCATATCAACTTCTTCGGCTCTATAAACGGGTTCTTCACTTTGTTTATAAACAAATGAATCGTGTATATAAGGATTGTATGTCACAATCATGTCAGATGGTGGATTTGGAATGTCATCACAAGGATATTCACAATAATCCAATAATCTTCCTATTACAAATGCGTGAACGTTTTTTGATTTTTCAGAACGAACTCGTTCTTTACCACCTTTTCTAACTCTAAACTCAACATCACCCAATTTAACATAATCGGCATGCATAATAACTTTACTGTCGTATGTCACAGAAAATGTCTGTTTGTGTAAGTTGTAATAGACCATTACCTTCTTACCCAAGAATAAATTATCAAATTGTGATTCTGTAATAACGACTCTCATTATAATCCTCTAAATTCGTTTTCACTTACCCATGTGGCAGTAATTGTTCTATAAAATGGTTTGTACCCACCATAGGTGTGTTTATTGTCGGACCTAACGTATCCGTCATCACTAACAGAATAATATCTAACTCGGTCCTCGGTTTCATAATATCCGATGTAATCACCCATGAATATTTCAACATTCAAATCTTCAAGTTGTTTTTGATAAATTGAGAATTTCATATTTCCTGGCTCTTGGATTTCAACTTTAGAATTACCATAGAATTTATTGGTTGGCGCCATAACTTGGACCAATCCTTTTAATTCAACAGGTGCCATGAATTGAATACCATCTTCCAATACTTCACCATAAACGTCATCCTTCTTTGTCTTATAACGGTCAATACGATATAACACAATGGTAAAGTTCATATCACCCTCCAACCATTCTTGACCCATACCAATATCAAGGTCAAAATCTTCACCACCAAAGAATTTACCTAATCTCGTTATCGGAACTAATTTTTCCATATATTGATAAATACCTAAACTTTTACTATATTTAAGTAAATTTAGTAATATTAAATGAGTGATGTTAGTTTAGAATCAAAGGCAATGTCCATTCTTGAGTCATATGAGGGCGGCAATAACTATATCTTGGAATTAAAACGCAAATCACAAGTCAATAGAAAGTTTTATCCAACAAGGAGTCAATCGGAATACATTATCAATTTTCATAACAAACAACCAAAGGTTGCAAAGAAATGGGTAATCCTTGACACATACTTTGCTCAGAAATTGGCTGACGACAAATTGTATACTGAAATCCCACAAAAAGTATGGGTTGAAAAGTTATTGGCGGATAAAGAAAAAGCTTACCACATTTGGGGTAAAGTATTGGATAAAGAAGAATTCCATGATTTTTGGTTACCAAAGGCTGCAATCATTAAAGACAATTCAGTTAAAGATGTTGTAATTGATTATTCAAAGTATTCTCATCGTCCACCACTTGAGCATCAAAAAGAGGCAGTTCAAAAATTAGTTGAGAACAAAAAGTTTATCCTTGCCGATGATATGGGTCTTGGTAAAACAACTTCAACAATTATTGCATCGTTAGAGTCAGGTTCAAAGAAAGTATTAATTATTTGTCCTGCAACATTAAAGATTAACTGGAAACGTGAAATTGAAAATTATTCAGATAAATCAATCTACATTGCGGAAAGTAAAAACTTCAGTACCGAAGCCGATTATGTCATTATAAATTACGACATAATTAAAAATTTCCATGACCCTAAAAAGAAAGACGATTCTCAAGTTCTTGCAGCCAAATTTGATTTGGTTATTATCGACGAAGCTCACTATATCAAAAATGCTACGGCTCAAAGAACAAAACTAATTAACGATATTATTAAAAATACCGAACGAATTTGGTTGTTAACAGGTACACCAATGACATCAAGACCAATCGATTATTTTAATTTATTAAGTATAATTGATTCACCTGTGGCAAAGAATTGGATGGCATACGCAATCCGTTATTGTTCAGGGTACCAATTTAATGTTGGTGGAAGAAAAGTTTGGAACGTAACGGGGGCTTCTAACCTTGAAGAATTAAGAGACCGGACATTAGGTCTAACATTACGACGATTAAAAGAAAACGTACTTGATTTACCCGACAAGATTATCACTCCTGTGTATTTAAGATTGAAATCAAAGTCATATGAAAATGTCATGGGTGAATATTACGATT